TCCGAAGGACAATATCTGTTAGTCGAAGCCTATCAAATTGTTGACCCCGATGTGTATACTCATGCCTGGAGTGATAGATGGCTTCTATCGTATGCCACGGCCTTGATAAAAAGACAATGGGGCGAGCAATTGAAGAAATATGGCAACATGCAAATGCCCGGAGGCATTGTATTCAACGGACAACAAATCTATAACGAGGCCATACAAGAAATTGCCGACATTGAGCATGAAATAATTCATTCATACTCCCTACCAGTAACGGATTTCATTGGATGATAACCAATCTCTTATTTGATCAACTCGAAAACAACTCCGAGCAGCGCATTCTAGATGAACTAGTCATTGAGTCCATCCAGATACACGGCATGAATGTATACTACATCCATCGCACCCTTGGTAACTTTGATCCAATTTATGGAACTGATGATTCATCAGTCTATGAACATGCATGGCTGATTGAAATGTATCTGGAGAATTTCTTTGGCTTTGGAGGAGACCGTGAAATCATTACCAAAGTGGGGGGACCTGAAATTCACGACCAAGTAATATTTTCAATATCTCGACAACGTTTTGATGAAGATATTGGCTCTGAAACGGGTATGACTCGTCCCCAAGAAGGAGACATTATTTATTATCCTCTCAACAAAAAGAATTATGTGATTCGATATGTTGATCAATATGAGATGCATTATCCTTTGGGTAAAATCTATACTTGGAAAATGACTTGTGAGACATTTGAGTATAGCAATGAAAAGTTCATCACCGGTATTCCTGAAATCGATGCCATCCAGACTCGGGGTTCAATCAATATTCTGGACTACACCATCCGAGACACTGATGGGGTTCCATTGATGACCGTCGAAGGAGATTATCTGGTCACCGATGCATATAAAATGTCAAAGATTGTCCCCTTGGATGATACGTTTAATATCACAGATGAAACAATTGCTAATAATTTGATTGATTGGACCGATGTCAACCCATTTGGTGATTGGGCAGATCAAAGCAACAAGGAAATATAAAAATGGTTTTCGGAGGCGATCCTTTTTATCACCAATTGCTTCGCAAGTATGTCGTGGTGTTTGGTTATTTCTTTAAAGATATTGTCATCAAACGTTCCGCCCCGGATGGCACCGTGACGGCTGATATCAAGGTGCCGCTGTCCTATTCTGCCAAGGAAAAGATGTTGTCTCGACTCAATAACGACCCCAACCTGGACAATCCCTATTCGACAATTCTACCGGCCATGTCATTTGAGATGTTGGGTATTCAATACGAACCTGACAACAAACTGAATACCGTGGTGCGAAATGTCAAACGTGATCCCCTGGATAAAAATAAATTCAAGGCGTTATACAACCCTTGGCCATGTACCATCCAAATGGCTTTGTACATTTATATTAAAAATACCGAGGATGGAACCAAAATTGTTGAACAGATAGTTCCGTATTTTACTCCAGATTGGACTGTGAGCCTTGAATTGATTCCCGAGATGGGAGAGATTCGAGACATTCCGGTGGTATTACAGCCCATCAAACTGGATGATGTGTATTCCAATGATTACACCCAAAGACGAGTGATGATTTGGACCTTGAACTTCGTCATGCATGGTTATTTGTTTGGACCAATTCGACACAAGCCGATGATCAAGTTTACCTACCTGAATTCATTCATCAGTGGTAACGTTGTTAGCACCTCAGATGGTGGCCCAGTTCAAACTACTATTGGGCAAGTTACCTTGACTGCTAACGGTCAACCCACATCCAATATAACCGAGTCAATTGATTATCATCTGATTGATGTAAATGATGACTATGGATTTGGATATGACATGACTGATTTCACCGGTTCGGGTGGTTCCGGAGCGCGAGATATTTTGGGTAGACCATTAGATAGTTTGGCAGAAGAATAATGAAACAATTACGGGAAATTCTTAAAGAAAAAACTAACCCCGATGATTATCTATATCATGCTACTCGGGTCGATTACGCTAAGTCAATCAAACAAAAAGGATTGAAAACTAAACCTAAAAACAAACAATGGAAATTTTCCAGACAAAAAGTTTATTTAGCAGACACCCCAAAAGAAGCCAAATCATTTAATCGTTGGGACCCATCTAAACCTAAACCAAAATTTACTCTTTTTAAAGTTAAAAAAAATAATCTTGATCTTAAGGCATTAAAAGCAGATAGAAATACCATTCAGAGAAATGGTCCAAAAGATTATGAATATGATAAACCCATTTCCCATGAATTTTTATTTAAAATACGACGAAAGAGAAAAAAAGATAAAGCAGGAAAAAAGACATGATAGACCCTATTGCCAAGACTTTTGGTGTTATTCCGATGCCAGAGAATAATAACGAACAAGAGTTTACCAAGCAAGCCGGAGTGCGTTCCGACTTTGAGTTTGCCCGAGAGAACTTGTTGAAGATCATCGGCAATGGCAGTGAAGCCATTGAGAGTGTCACGGTACTGGCCGACATGTCGCAGAACCCTCGTTTCTTTGAAGTGCTGGCCACATTCATGTCTACGATGGTCACGGCCAATAAGGAGTTACTGACCTTGCAAAAATCCATTCGAGACATTGAACAAATGGAACGCAATGATAAACAGGAAATCACAAACAATTTGTTTGTGGGTAGTTCCACTGAGTTATTAAAACTTTTAAAGGAGGTAGATAACAAAAAATGAGCAATTTCTTTCAGGCGATTATAGATTGGTTTAAGAGACTATTTGGTTTTGGTAAAACAACCGCTCCAATAGTTATATTAGCAAATCCAGTAGGTCCAAATTGGACTTTTCAGTATTCTCCCAATTCCAGTATCTCGGGAAATGTATTTACTTTCCCTCCTGCGGATGGAGCCCACTATCTGGTCAAAGGTTATAGTGGAGCCTTAACTCATGGACTTGAATTGACATATAGAATTGATGTGACCGGTGATCCAGTGTTTGATTGGCATACCGGACCTAATAGTACCGGATCAGGAGGAGGAACAGTGACTCTTTATTTCCAACGTCCCGGAGATGGCTTTACTAGCGAGTTTGGACGTTGGTTTGCCGGAGACCTTAGACAAGAACTAAAGGCAGGCACCAATACTATTGTCGCTCTTATCAACGATCCTTCTAAATGGGGATCAGTATACGGCAAAAAAGGAAATACTGTTCCTGCCGACTTTCAACAATCTTGTTCTAATGTAGCAAATGTCGGCATGGTGTTTGGGGGAGGTGATTTTGCCGGACATGGACTATTTGTAACAGGCGGCACCGCAACATTTACAATAGTAGACTGGAAGGCATTTTAAAAAATATGATACACTTTCCTCCCAAGCCAGATTTCTCGCCCCTGGTCACCAATGATGAACGAGAAAAAATATTTGGACATTTTGATTTTAAACCCGATCCCTTGCCGGATAACAAGGAACACATCAAAATACTTGGGGGTTGGGACACCGACAATATTGTCTGGGTGCCAATCCCTCAACTGACAATACACAATGATGATCAAGAAAAATTATATGATCCCTTGTCATTATATACCGTTCCGGATGGAATGTGGTTTCATCGATTGGCGGCCCAGCAACTTCAAGACATGTTTGCAGCATGGGAACAAGCCGACCTGATTTCTCTTATTCTGACATTTAGTGGTTCATTTGTGCCACGGTTTGTTCGAGGCGGCACACATTTGAGCAATCATGCTTTTGGAAGTGCCTTTGATATAAATTATGAATGGAATATGTTGGGAGACAAGCCTGCCCAAGTCAAAGAAAAAGGCAGTGTCCGAAAGTTGGTCCCCATTGCCAACATGTTTGGTTTCTTTTGGGGGGGACACTACAACAGTCGATTGGATGGAATGCATTTTGAAGTAGCAAAATTAATAACACCACCAGAGGAAAAATAATACTATGGAAAAAATATACGGCACAGGCTTGAGATGGAGCGGCAAGGATCATCGAGACAAAATGTACAGTGTCTCGCAACCTGTACCACTACCTCCGGAATTTGATTTTCAACGTCCTGTCATAGATTGGATGTATAACCAGAGCACGACAAGTTCATGTACGGCTCAGGCCGCCGTGTCCCTGGAAAGAATTGTCAACAAGAAAGTCGGGATGCCATTGGTGATACCATCTCGATTGTTTTTGTATTGGATAGAACGCAAACTTGAAGGACATGTCGAGTTAGATGATGGGGCAATGATTCGATCATCTATGAAAGTCATGGCCAATTGGGGGGTCTGTCCAGAGGAAATGTTTCCTTTCACAGATGCCAATATGTTTGCACAGCCATCTGAGGAATGCTTCAGAGTTGCCGTCCAGAACATGGTCAAAATCTATATGCGAATTGATCGGCAAGAACAAAAATTAAAACAATGTCTAGTTGATGGTTTTCCATTTGTTTTTGGTGTCAATCTTTATTCTTCCATCATGGGAGATGAAACGGCTCGAACTGGTGTTATCCAGATGCCAACCGCCCAAGATAAAATCATTGGCGGTCATGCCGTTCTGGGGGTGGGCTACACCAAAACCCATTATATCTTTATGAATTCGTGGGGACCCAAATGGGGAGACCAAGGATATGGTTATTTGCCCCAGGAAGTCATGCATTCCGAGTTGTGTGATGACTTCTTTACGGTGCGACAGATGGAGCCTTTGGACCCAATGAGAAAATACAAGACGCTCTGATGAAACGACTACGAGAGATTATCCCCTTAAATGAAAAGTATGGTGGTAAACTCAACTTGGTGAAAAATCCCGGTCATGCCGGGTTCATGCGTGTCATCAACACATCAAAGTTTAAAGAAGCCCGAATTTTAAGAGACGGTCCTGATTGGTGGGTGTGGCCAGCCGAACAAGCCTTTCATCATGATGTTGCATTAACTTTACCGGCCCGTAATGATTGGGGTGACAACTATGAACCTTTACATCATAGAAGATTTATTGTCAGTAAAACCCCTCAAGGCAATTTAATGCCTGATGAACGAAGAATAGATAAAAATAAATATCCTTGGAAAATATGGCTCAAAAACAACAAAGAAGTTCATGAAGCTGAAAAATATTATTATCATGTTACACCACTATTAAAAGAAGATATTAAAGATAATATACGATCAAGAATCCGTGACCTACAACAGATTCAATCAAAAGAAAATGCAAAATTTCTGGGAGCCCGAGTGCTTCGAAATCCCCAGGCTGATGCCGTCGAAAACCAAACCAAAAAAAGTGAATATAAAACATTAAGATACTTGATGCATAAAGATAAGGTCTGGACGGTCGATGCCAATGACATGATGCATGGAAATCTGGCCGATAGAGTTGGAGTTGGTCGTGATGAATGGGTCCACAATTCTTTAACAGGATTTGTAAAAAATAATGACATTCCACACATCAAGAAACAAGGTTTCAAACAATGGATTCAGCAACGCCATAAAGACCGAAATGATGATTATATTAACGATGATGATGACGACTGATAATGATTAAGACTCCCATTCTCTTAAATTTCCGAGGTTATCTTAATAATCCTCATCTGAAAAAAGCCGGTATCAAGATTGAATGGACCGAAGAGTCTGTTCAAGAATATAAAAAGTGTACCGACGACCCAATCTATTTCATCGAAACCTACATGAAGATTGTTCATGTCGATCAGGGCTTGATTGCATTCAAACTGCGTGGCTATCAGCGAGAAATGATAACGGCCATCAACGGCAATCGACGTGTCATCATGACCATGGCTCGACAGTCCGGAAAAAGCACGGCCTTGATTGGTTACATTCTTTGGTTCATTTTGTTTCATGAAAACGTGACGGCCGGTTTGCTTGCCAACAAGGGAGAGACTGCCCGAGAAATCTTTGCCAAGCTGAGATTGGCCTATATGCATTTGCCGTTGTTTATTCAACAAGGCATCATGTATGGAGGCTGGAACAAAGGCTCAATTGAATTGGAAAATGGCAGTCGTGCCGTGGCGGAAAGTACCGCATCCGATACCGTCCGAGGATATACATTCAACCTTCTGTGTATCGACGAGACCGCCCACATCGAGCATTGGGATGAATTTTCTCAGTCGGTTATCCCGACCATTTCATCGGGTCAGACCACCAAGATGGTGCAAATATCAACTCCAAAAGGATTAAATCATTTCTATAAAACCTGGATGAATGCCCAGCCTGGAGCCAAGGACCCCAACGGATTCTATCCAATTATGGTGCATTGGAGTCAAGTGCCGGGACGAGATGAAAAATGGAAAAGTGAGGCTCTGAAAGAACTTAATAATGATATGGATAAGTTTGCCCAGGAATACGAATGTGAATTCATGGGTTCTTCTGGCACACTGATTGCCGGTTGGAAACTAAAAGAATTGATGCAGTCCTATGCCAATCCAATCTATGAAAAAGAAGGACTCTACAAATATGTTGATAAAGAAGAAAAACATCAATATGCCGTGACGGTGGATGTTTCCGAAGGCAAAGGACTGGACTACTCGACGTTTCATGTTATCGATGTGACGACCATGCCATATGTTCAGGTCTGTGTGTATCGTTCCAATCTGATCGGACCACATGAATTTGCTCAGATACTTTACAACACCGCCAAGTCTTATAACAATGCCGCTGTTCTTGTTGAATATGAATCTCTGGGTCCCCAGATTTCAGATATACTATATGATACCTATGATTATGAAAATCTGTTGTCAACCGAATCGGCGGGTAGTCGAGGCAAAAAAATTTCGACCAAAGGCGGCACAAACATTGATCGTGGCATCAAGATGACTGTCACTGTTCGAGCCACTGGATGCTCACTTCTGAAATTGTTGGTTGAATCCAATCAACTGATCATCAATGATTATAATACAATCATGGAAATGGCGACCTTCTCACGTGAGGAAGGCAAAACCAAGTTTGAGGCCGAGGAAGGCTGTCATGATGATTTGGTCATGGCTCTGGTGGTGTTTTCATGGTTATCAGACCAAAATTACTTTTCTGAAATCACCAATATCAACACCCTGTCACAGTTACGAGACCGCAATATCAAAGCCATTGAGGATGAATTGGTTCCGTTTGGTTTTTGGTCGGAACCACCTCCGATACCTGCCCATCTACAACCACACAACAAGGATGTGTTTCATAAATGGTTGATGATGGACCCGGATGACGAGGACTACCCGAAGAATTTCTAAAAATCAACAAAGTGGGTTTGAGAAAGCACGATTTTATCAAAACGTTTTTTTAATTTACCGTAACGAATCTTTTGAGTATGAAGTTTCTTGTAGGCTGGGTTCTGTAGTTTTTGTTTCAAAATAGTATTGGCTCTACGAGCACTGATTGCTTTTTCTTCATAGGAAAGAGCATGAATTCCATGTGTATATGTTAATGCTCTTTGGCGCATCTTTTCTTTAGTTTCTTCACTGTGTATACGTCCTTTACGACCATTGGATTTTCCTTTTTTGGCTTGACTAATTGCGGTTCTCCTTTCATCAGAACAAGGTCCTAAAGATTTTCCTGTTTTAGATAAACTTAATTCGCTCAAGAGACGTTTTACCGAGATAAAACGGGGGGAGTTTATTGCCCGGAATAGACTGTAAGATACGTACAATACAAGTTATTTTTCCTCTATCCGAGAGTTATAATATTTAGGTATCTGAGAGTAACACGGTAAGCAACCCAAATCAATAAATATTTGCAACATAAAATTCTAAGCAGCCCCATTTGGGCGGGAGGTGTAAAATTACATTTTTGGTCAGTCCAGGAATTCAGATAAGGGAATTCGATCTTACAACTACGGTGCCCGCCATTGCAGCCACTCCGGCTGCTTACTCGGGAGTGTTTCGTTGGGGTCCAGTCCTAACAAGAATTTTGCTTGGTTCTGAAGCAGACTTGGTGAGTCGATTTGGTCCTCCAACAAACTTCAATGGTGAATCTTGGTTCACAGTCTCAAGTTTCTTGGCCTATGGTGGATTTGTGTATGTTGTTCGAGCCGGAGCATCCAATGGAGACACTGTGGAAACCTGGGGTAACGGCACGGTTGGTAACGTCGCATTCCAGACCGGTAATAATAAAGTTCAGTTGGATAACACCAATAACATCACTGTTGGAATGAAAGTGTTCTACAGTAACAATCTATCCTTAAACCCTGATCAAGAAGGGGGAGTCTTTGTCACTGATGTTAATGCCTCTAGTGTGACTCTGAGTGCCGCTCCAACCGCCAACGTCAATGCTGTTAACATGATTTTCCGAAGCAACATTATGTATTCGGCCGTAGCTCAGGAAGTTCTTGATTATACTATTGAATGGCAAAATCAGGTTGTCTTAAATCCGCATGACTACACCGTCAAGGATGGTAGCTTTGATCCTTCAATTCTATTCATGGCGCGTTATCCGGGTTCCATGGGCAATTCATTGCGAATTGCCATTTGTGATGCCGCCACTCAATTTGCCTCAAACACTGACCTTTCTCCGACAGGAAATACTCTTATCAATGCCACAGCCACATATGTCACGGCAAATGTCGGTTCGGCTAATTTGACTGTTACTGTCACTCCGGCAAACACCGCCGAAGCCAACTCGGTCACCTCTGCAAACGTCATTGCCGGAGCGGCTCAGGCTTCTTTGACCTTGGGAGATTTGATTGAGACTGGAAATACCTCAATTGGATTCCAGTTCATGAAAGTCACTGCAATCGGTGAAATTAATCCAACTTTGGTGTCAACATCCAATGTGTATTCATTCATTATTGAGTGTGAAGATGAATATCGGTTACATGCCAACGTTCAAACTGAAACTCTGGACAGATTCTGGGAATTTTATAACTTGTGTCAAGATGAACCAGGACAGTCCGATTATGTTTATACTTTTGGTAACACCGCCGCCAATGACGAATTGCATGTGGTTGTGGTTGATGAAGGTGGAAAATTCACTGGTGATCCTGGAGCAGTTTTGGAAGTATATCGACACATCTCACGTGCCACTGATGCCAAGAACCTGAACAACACCACCAACTATATAAAAAATGTCATCAATCAGAAGTCTCCTTATATTTGGTGGACTCATGATCGTACCACAGCCGATTCTGCCACGGCGGAATTTATCAAGTCAGCAACTGGAACGGCTCCACTCAACATCAGATTCCAGTTTGGAGATGATGGGGAAAATGAGCAAGATGTTGATTTGGGAGTATTGATCAACGGATACAGTGAGTTTATTTCCGCCGAAGATGTTGATATTTCTTTGATTATTACTGGTAAGGCTCGGGGTATACCGGTCAATTCAAATACCGGTCTGGCAACTTGGTTGATCCAAAACATTGCGGAAAGACGCAAGGACTGTATCGTCCTGTGCTCGCCTGATCTTCCAACTGTTGTTGATAATGTCGGATTTGAGGCTCAGGACTGTGCCACGGCACGTGATGCCATGCCTTCTACTTCTTATGGTGTCATGGATTCCGGCTACAAATATATGTATGACCGATACAACGAT